TGTTTCATCTGCTTGGACATCGTACACAATGTCATATGCAGTGTTACCCGTTATGTAATCACCATTACTAAATTTTATATCTAACGAAGCGGGAAAATAGTTGATAATTTTTGTAATTGATACCCTAAATCTTTCAGATAGGGAACCATACATTGAAAAGTTAAGAACTTGAGTTATATCGAAGTTTGGGTAAACTCTAAATTGAGTTGCAAGTATTCTTCTACTTTGTTCTAAACTATCGATATTCATCATATCCAAAGTCATCGGTTCAGAGAACGCCCCGACATTGAATGTTCTGTTAACTTTTTCAGTTACTCCTGTTGTAAACTCAAAATTACCTTGCGTAAGTCCTCCACCCTCGACAGTTTGTAATCCTACAATGTTGTCAGAGAAGGTACCCGCACCACTACCTGGTCTTGGTGGGTAGAAGTATTTAGTATTTGTCGTGTTTACTGCCATTAACTAGTTATGTTTGTAAAGTTTTTACTGAAATCAATATTATTACCTCTACTTTGTCTAACTTCATATAACAACGCATTAAATTGGTCTCTAATTTCATACAAGTTGTATTGTCTGTATATGTTATTTTGAGAGTCATAAATTGTGTAGATACCATCATCAATTGATTTGGTTTGATTACCATAAAGAGCAATTGCAAGAGATGATACATCGTATTCAACCATTTCAATTTCCAAAGTTATTGGGTTGAAGAAAGTATTTGAAATAATAATATTTTGATTTGGTTGTCCAATAAACGGTGTTGCGTTTGGATTGTTTGTTGGTGATGAAGATGGGGATAATGTTAAGAAAATCAAATTAGAATTTCCTTCAACATATCTATATCTAATACTTTTTTGTGTTGTGTTAGTTTCATTCGTAACAACTGGTTCACAGAAGAACGATGAGGTAACAACTCTAAAGAAATTAGGTATCTTTGAACCATCAGGATTTAAATATTCAATTCTAAACCCAACTAAACCTTGTGGTACAAATTTGTTTTGGTATTGTGTTGGTACATTTGTAATATCAATTACAATACCTTTGACATTTGGTAAAGCATTTAACACACCACAATCAGTAATTCTTGTTCTGATTTGAGCGGGTCTCAAATATAATGTGTAAATCCCAAGAGTGTTAAACTGTTCTGCGGGTAATGTTAAATTGTATAATCCACCCAATACCTCAACACCAGCATTTCCACCTGTTTGAGTATTGTTGAAATAAGGCTTAAGAATTGTTTGTGCATCAAGTTGAGTTAGGATAAAATTATCCGTAACGTCCCTTGATGGAGTGTAATTCATAATAATTTGAACGTCTTCTGGTGAGACATCACTTGGTCGTATTGTGCCGTATGAACCTATTGCCATATCTTTTTATCTTATAAATAGTTTAGTTCTTTTTTTCAACGTTAAAAAATCCATATCCGTAGTTAATCATGTCACCTAAATTGTCAACTTCACCTAATCTTTGGATTCTCTCATATGCCGAATTCTTTCCTCGTTCAACAAAAACATTTGTTTGTATCTGTGGTTGGTCAACCGCTTTAAGTAAAACTTCCTCTTTTGTAATTGGTCTTGCAGTTAAATTATTTTCAGTAAATCCTGATGACTGTTCAAAGAATATTGTTGTTCCATCAATGTAATCATAGTAATCAACTGAATTAACTGTATAGGCGGTAAACGTTGTTGCGGTATTAGTTATCGCCCCCCATATTTGACCATTCTTAATAACAGGAACACCAACTTGAAATTTATACGGTCCATACATTGCCAACTCATTAAGTTTAGATTTTGTTAAACCTGAAACAGTAAATGGAACCGTTGTAAAATTATTTGATGTTTGAGCTGACACCACATTGACCGCATCCCCTGAAAAGATGTAATTATAACTAATTGGAGTATCAAACCAATTACCACCAGCAGGGATAAAGAATGCTTCACCATTTGGGTTATTAATAACCACATCGGTAAATGGTGTTGTCACAGTTTTTGAAACTTTTGTGACACCCCATGGATTAGTTTGTTTTAATGTTATGGTATATTGAGCGTTCGCAACAGGATAAGTATGTGTAATTGAATTTGGTGTGTATGTCACAATTGTTTGTTCGGGACTTCCATCACCCCAATCAACTTTATATGACGACAATTCAAGGAATTTTTGAAATTCACTCGACGTATTATAAATGTCATAGACATATGGGTTGGTAGTTGTTGATGAAAATATAAAATTAGCAACAACATCTTTTTGTAATACGGCACCATCAAATGGACTATAATAACCAAAGTCAACCGCGGTTTGTCTAATCAAAATTGGGATTGTAACTCCTGTTAAAAGTGAACTTCCATTAGGTCCCGCACTTAATACTTGTGTCATTGCAGAATAAACACCAATTGTTTCACCAGTATAACTTGGTCCAACGTTTTCACCCTGTAAGTTAACTGTAAAGATGTCACCCTTAATTGTTTCAGGTGATATTATAATATTATAGAAATCTTCCATTATGGATTAACATATTCATACCATTTTATGGGTTCCAAAGTACCCGCTCTTTGACCATCATTAAGATATATCGTTTGATTTGGATTCATGTTAAACACTTGATATTCGTGTTTATCATAATCAAGATGAACCCTATAATAAAAATATTGTGACTTATCAAAAACGTATTTATTACCCGATAATGACGATTGTGGCATATTCATCATTTTAACAAACACACCTTGTTTTGCATCATAAAACTTTGCGGTCATATAAAACGTACTAATATCCAAGAATGTTCTCTTTTTTAACCAATAAATAAAGAACCCTTCTTTGTCTCCAACATAGTCTAAAACAAAATATGGTTTTTTAATTGTAACAGGTGTTGTTTGCATTATTGCATCCATCTTTAATCCCTGTTGTGTTGGGATAATAATTGTCACATAATTTTTTTGTCTTTTTTCATCAAAATTATCATACAAATCCAATTTGAAAAATGAGTTTGTAAAATTATTTGTATAGTAAAAAATCTCTTGGGTTGTAAATCCTTCCGCAACATAATTGTTCTTCCAATTAACTGTATCATCTAAACTACCACCTGAAAAAAAGTTGAACTCGTATTTGATATCTGTTGGGTCAGTTGTTGTTCCCGTTAATGGTGAATGAGCAAATCGTGTAACCTCAAAGTCTCTACCCGTACCAATAACCTCAGTTATTATTTTACTTTCATACTCATCAATACTTTGGTCCAAACCAAGATAATCCCAAGTAAATTGAATTGGGATTGTAAGTTGTTGGTCAACTATACCGTTTTTTTGAATTTTTATTTTATTCACACTCATCGACTAATGGTTTTATTGGGTATTGAACTCCAAGTGTATTATAATTTATTCCTTCAGGTATTAATCTAAAGACAAATTCTTTGAATGGGTATTGAGCACTATTAAGAAATGGATAATCAACACCTCTATCAAGATTGTCTTTAAACCCATAACTATACAAATCCCTCCATCTGAATTGTTCATCGGAATTCGAATAGTATGAATAAAACGGTACGTTATCGACCTGACCCACATTGGCAGTTTCAACATAATCAGAAAAAACTCTAATGGTCATTAAAGTATGTGGTTGATAATAAAACCCAGGACTGTTTGTATCGTAAGTAGTGGTTGTTTGAAATACGTTTTGATTGTAATTTATCTTTTGATAATATGGTGAAATAACTCTTTCAATTTGGTCGTAGTCGTTCCACTCACAAAAATCACCATCAACCAAATCACCAATATTTAAATTTTTGTTATAATAAAATGTCTTGGTAACACCGCTCGTTAATGTATAGTTTTCAGTTTGAATGTTTGTATCAGAATCGTTGTTAGTTAATTCCCACCAACCACTAACAGGCGATGTTAAATTAAATTCCCAACCTTGTTTTAATCCAATACCATTATTTGGTTGGTTAAAATAACCTGTATATCCCTTATTGATTATAGTTAAAAACAATTCACTAACAGGTCTTTTTTGATTATCTAAAACACCATTTAATTCTAAATCGTAATTAGCAGTAATATTATATGAATTACTACTCGTCTTTTGTGAAATCCTTGAAATTTGATTTGGGGTAATTGAACTGTATTCAAATTTTTTTTCTTCACTGAACACGTTTTTTTCAAATCCGTTTTTAGAAATAATACTTCCATCAACATCTGTTAATATTTTGTGTTCCCTAATATAATATTTAGATTTTGTCTCTAAAAGATTATCAGGATTAATGACTCTCTTAAATGTTCCTGTAACACTATTTGCAAAAGTTGTTCCCGTGTATCCAAAGTTATATATGTTGAATATGTAAAGGTCACTATCAAGTTCATTATTACCTAACGAATAAACTTGAAATAAATTTGTTTGATTATAAAAAAACGATAGTTCAACATATTCTCCAACGGTTAATCCATGTGGGGCAATACATTGAAATCTAATCACATTACTTCCGTTTTGAGTTCCGTTGTAAATTGAGAATGGAATACCTTCAGACGCAATCCAATTATATGAACTATTATTTAAATCATAAGATAATTTTTTATCGTAGTTATTACTGTAGGCATAACTTATATAATACGTCCAATTATAGGTGTATGCACTTTTTGCCCTGTATTCAATATGTTGGTCGGATATGTAAGGTCTATAAAAATCAAACTCATAATACTGAGGATATCCCTTCCAAATACCACTAACGGAAGATTGTTCAGGTTCCACATAATATAACGTATTTTTAAATGGAACGTATTCGGTAGTCCCTGTATATGTATTTGCATATAAATAATTTACTTTAAACGTTGGTCTAAATGTTGAACTACTTTGTCTTTCATCGTCAAAAACTTGAGCAAGACTGACACTTTGACTTCTATCGTATTCAACAATTTGTTGAGCTTGTTGCTCCAACGTTATTGAAATATCTTGGTCAACAAAAGGTGCCGACTTATATTCCTGACTACTTGGTATGATTGTATACTTATTCACCTACAGAATATTTTGTTTTGAATTTATCCAAAGCGGTATTACCTTTGATTATTCCAAAATAGAAATGATTAGGAGCACTAACTAAGAATTTACTTGATTGTACTCCAGCCATACTAAAAGAATATTCACCATTAGAATTCACATTAAAGATATAACCTCTTTGATATATATCACTAGTGTTATTTGCTCCAACAAAATATGTTGGTGGATTAATATTTCTCCTATCTAAAGATTGATAATTGAACCCAAAAATACCACTATTACTTAAGTTTGGTGATTCATTGGTTTTCCAATCATTATCTTGCGAGCCAAAAATATTTTGTATTCCTGGTTGTGATAACTCCCATTGATAAAATGGAACATATTGTGATTTTATACCATATGGGTAAGTTAACGATGTTGTTGGGGTTGGTCTAAAGTTAATGACTCCTGGACTCAAATAATCTTTGTTTTGTAAATCTTCAGTTGTCGAAGAAAAGAAAACTCCCATTGTTGGGTTATCCAACCCTCCTAATATAACGACAGGGTCATCACTATTACCATACACAGGATAAAATTCAGGTGAAAATGGTATAACACCATATTCAGAATTTATTGACATACTTTGTGCCAAATCACCGTCGATTCTATAATCAGGTCGACTAAATAATTGATTTAATCCATTGTCGCCAACATTTGGAGATATAAGTTGCTGTAACCAACCTTCATCCGTAATTCTACTAATCACAAAAAGATTTACCAAATCCGAGGTATCCGAATAACTAGATGGATTTAAACTATCCATTATATAACCTTTGGCTGAAGCGTCATAAATAATTTCTTTATATATGTCACTTTTAACACCTAAATTTATAATTGTAGTCGGAAATAATAAATTCCTATCATTTACTGGTTCTTGTAATCCAACGGTTGGTCGTCCAATAAACCTTTGTGATGTAGTACTACCCGAATAATATGGCGAACTTCTATAATAGAAATTATTCGTACTTTCATCAAAATAAACTAATTGTTTTGCAAATTTTGGGGGTAATGGTTTATTTTGATTATCAAAATAAGTATCCACTTGTATTGGGAACATATATAAAGACCCGTTAACCCAATTATTAGTAAACGTTTGAGCCAAAACTCCTCTACATAACCCATAAAAAAATCTAAATCTATAACCCCATTCCGCCCAAGCATTGATATCTTTTTGCAAATCGTCCCATGGATTAACTACAAAAACATAACATCCGTTTTGAACTGAATCAGCATTATTACATCCAGCCTTAACTCCAAAATTAACACTATTACCAGTGTAACAATTAAGTCCAACCATATTTTCACATACACTTAGTGTTTGAAGTACGTTAATACTAGCGATTTGACCTTCGATGTCCGCAGTTGCGACTGACGCACCAGTACTAAATCCTTGAACAACTATTCCATCGATTGTTGTTGTTTCAATTGTGTAAATAGCAAATCCAAGGTTTTGTTGTAACAAACTAACATTACCTCTCAAATTACCACTATCAATATAATCTGAAGATGGTAGTCTATCAGTCCTCATAATGTTTTTAGAATAGTTAGTTATATTCAATTGACTTGTACCTGTCAAGGATGGGTAAAGGATTGGACTAAAATAGAGGGTACCAAATGGTCCGTAACTGACTTGTGTATTAGGTAATGTAGATGTGTTTGCAGGGTATTGAGTTAAAGGATTTCCTCTAAGTATTGCACCTCCAGACAAATCTTCCGCAGTATCATACTCATTAACTGACACCGCACTATCGTAATAGACATTTGTAGTTAAAGTTGACACTCCTTTAGCAGTGCCATAAATTGGTGTTTGATTAACAACACTAGATGAAGTATATGTCGCACCAGGAACTATTACCGCTCTGCCTGTTGATATTCCATCTAATGCTCCATAATAACCGACGTTACTAGTAGTATATGAAGAATACTGTAAACCAGGTGTTGTAGAACCAATAATACCAGGAGTATAGAAATTAGATTGGAAATATATATTGTCTTGATTATTGTGTTGTTGTATTGAAGTTGGTGAGCCATTTGGAATTTTTTGTATTGGTACATTAAGTCTTGTTGATGCAGTAAATGTCCAATTAACATCATTTTCGTTAGTTCCAAACAAAGCTCCGATAGAATATTTATTAGTCAACAATGGAGAATAAGGGTCAACACCTCTTTGTAATACTAAAATTACTTGGTCAGTAAAATTTTCAAAATAATCTGTAGGATTTAAACTAACGGTACTTTCTAAAGTTGCAGCATTTGACGGATAACCTATAGTTTGTTTTTGGTAATTTTCAATAATACTATTTTGTCTTAATACTCCCTCATAAAAACCACCAGAACTTGCAGAGTTTGGTAATACAGGTACAGTTACACCATTAATTGTCGTTGTACTTATTGTAATTGCCGTTAATACTTGATAATATTCTATATCTGAAGGATATAAATATCTTTGACAAGTGTCTCCACTATTGGTTACGTTAAATGTTGCAGTTCCAGCCAAAGTCGCTATTGAAATACAATTATCATTTATAATTGTTTGAGTACCCGTAGTTGTGGCATTGTAAGTATTACTATTTCCATTACAATCCCCATAAGTTATTGTACCTAAATTGGTCACATTAACAGTAACACTATTAACACATTGTACTGAAGTATTTTGCGGTATAGTATATACTGTAGTTAATTCATTATTTGTGTTGTTAGGGTCAGCATATTTAACATTAATATTAAATTGATTTGTTTGTAATGTACCATTAATACCTCTAATAACATTACCACCAGTATTACCTGTCCATAAATAATTTTTATCAGTACTTGTTGTAGGCTCAACAAAAGTTAATAAAGTACCAGCATCAAGACTTGATGTGGCTAAAATAGTTAATGTATTATCGTAATGATAAGTTAAATTATTGTCCGAAGCAAAAGTGACTTTAATTTTATTAACACCCTCAAAATATTTGTTTCTGGTATTAAAAACATTTATTCTTTCACCGATAGGTAAAGTTTGTTTTTGAATTGAGTAATCGAATCCTGCAAGTGAACTTTTAGCACATTTAAATATTAATGGGTTATCAATACTTCCATTACTAAATGTAGCCATAGCCTCGGAAATTGTTGTAGTTAAATTTGCACTGTATTGTCCTGATAACGCATTAGTATATAATGCAGAATTGGATACTTGACTAAGTAACCCAGCACCTGGAATAGATGATTCAGAAGTAGTACTTGGTGGGATATAGTTATCTCCACAATTACAAGCTTGACAATCAGGATATGTAATCATCGGTATTTTGAAAGATGGGATTTTAATCTTATCAATAAATTCCTTTATATCCTTAACTTTACTTAACAGGTAAACCCACAATCCAAGTTGTATTGTAGTTGATGCAATACCACCAGCACTAGTTCCTCCCGTAAAAATAAGCATCGCAATATAAACCAAAATCATTAAACTTAACTGAATGATATTTTTAGAAATCCAAAAACTTAAAGCAACTAATAACGGATTAGCAAACTTATTTAAAATTGCCGCAGCGACATGATATACAAATAATAATGGTACACCAATTACTTGAATTATTTGAAATACGATTGAAAATAAAAAATATAATAAATCAAAATTTCTAAACCCTTCATTAACAGGGAATTTATTAATAGTACTATCACAATCTTGACTATCGATTTCTTTAATACCAATAAACCTACCTCGACCACCGTTTTTAAATTCGTCAATTAATCCCGATACTGTATAAACACGATTATATTGGAATTCATAGAAAGTGTCCTCACAAGATACCGCAGCGTCAACATTTGTATAACCCGACCAATCTAAACCAAAATAATATGAACCCGCCAATCTTTTTTTAACAGATGTTAACGTTGAATAATTTGGGTCCGCATTAACATTTGACCACCCATATTCTCTAACATTAGGGACTAAATAATATGGTCTTCTTGTTTGTTCTGTTAATGTTGGAGGTTGAGACCATTTAATTTTAAATCTATATTTAGCCTTTGTAGGTATACCTATTGTTGGGTCGTTAGATATTACATTTTCACCAAATTCATTTGTAATGTAATAATCTAAATTCATTGGTAATTCTGTTAACCAAACCCCATCACCGTCAATTATATTTCCAGCTTGTTCTAATTCATATTGTTCTAATATTGGATTTCCGTCACTACCTTGTTGAATAGTTTGTCTAATTGCCAATATTTGTCCAGGACCCGCCTGTAAAGAACATAGATTACCCATGTCGTCTTTTGGTTTTGCACTTTGTCTAATTCTAAAACCATCAGCAGTAGAATAAATTGACCCCATAAAAACAGATGTTGGTTGTATGTCAATATTTGCATTATCTCTTAAATCAAAATCAAGTCGGTTAATTGCAATATCACAAACAGTTGGGTCTCCCCATAATGGAGATATCTCCAAATTTTTAACCAAATTTACAATTTGAGGTAATGAATTAATATCGTTTGAAGTTCTAAATCTACTACCCGCGACTTGTGCCTCAGTTGCTAAACCCATTCTAATTAAATCTTGTGGTGTCAATGAAAACTCACCTATGTCAGATAAATCAACATCCATGACAACAGTTTGATAACCAAGTGGGACACCCATAATCATGTAGTCACCACTGTCATTTGTTTTGGCAGTAAACTTATAATACTTATCAAATATTTCTACCGCAGTAGAACCTGTCAACGCATCTAATCTTGATGGTAATGTTCCTGTGGCTGCGTGAGTTGAATATGACTTTTCGTAAGGTAGTAAGTTGTATCTATACCCATCCTCGTTTTTGTCTGTTGGAGATTTGTATGGGTATATACTTGAAATGATTGGGTTGGACTCATCGATATTTGTAATTGGGATAAATATTGATACTCTGGCGTTAGGTAAACCGAATCCGTTGTTAGCAGTTATTCTACCAACAAGAACTCCATAGTCAGCACAACTTCTTGTATAGACATCCTCTTGTTGTAGTTTTAAAGATAAAATCTCTAATTGTTCAAACTCTTGGTCTAATTGTACGTTGATGGTTTTGGTTATACCTAATTCAGTCCTTATTCTATATGATTGACCCATTAATTTCTTTAATTAATAAATAGTTTATGCAGGATTTTTAAAGTGAACCCACACAATTAAATAATAATCTAAAGAAAAAATAAATAAACTTGTTAAGAGAAAGTAATTGATTGGAAGTTCTTAACCGAAACTCTAATATCTTTACCAGGATATCTAATCTGATAAACTTGCGATGGTTGAGCAAAAATCGTGTCGTCAACAGGCGCAATCATTTTAAGTGCTGGGTCTGAGTATTCCATAGATGTTTCAGCTGACGAATATTGTCCTCCAACTTCATTGAATACGTCCAAACTAGCAACCGTCAATACACCATTTGTATTTTGAATAATACTTCTAATTTCTGATAGGTATACATTCTGTCCTAATTGTCTTGTTTGTGGGTTGAAATATGCTGACACTTTATCAATAACACTTGAGATAACCTGTCCTGAGTTTTGAGCAGAGTCCAATACAATCGAAACATCAACACTCAGGTCAATAACTTCAGCACTGAATATTGATATGTAGTCATTCATCATACGATAGTTTGATAAGTAATTTGCAATATTTTGTCTCAAAGTATTTGACACAATATTTGTCAATTTACCTGATGTATCATAAGATAATATTTGAATTAGAATCTTATTGTCGTTTTCTGTAATAGATACTTTTGCAGGTGCCCCAAACTGAGCTGGCATGTTTCTAATAATTGATTCATAATCCTGTACCGTAACCGCTCTCTTTTGAGCCGCGAAGTTAAACGATACATAGTTTCTAATCTCCTCTAATGATGGTATACCCGCCCCACCAACCGCTGCAGTTACGTTAACACATCTTAATGAGTTAACCACCGCTGAGTTTGTTGTTTCAGATGGACCATTAACAAAGAATGAAACGGTACCAATTTGGTTGATTACGTTTGTACCTAAGTTTGTTGCCAATCCACCACCCACTCTATACTGAATAAATAAAGTAGAGTTTGGTGTTAAAGTAGAACCTAATGAGAAGTTGTTTGAATATTTTTGAAGTTCTAGTGTTGTACCTAAAGTTGTGAACTGATTCAATTGGTCTTGAGCAGTGTTTGTACCACCACCAAATGTCATCTTTTTAAATCCTTCAGGGGTATATTCGGTAATGAATCTATTTTGTGTTTGAATGTATCTACCCACTTTAATACCAGGTTGGTCAGATACTTTTGTTGGGTCCTCAATAAAGACTCTATCTTCAGCTAAAGCGTCTACCTCATACCATCTATTTTCAGCACCTAAAAATTCTGCGGTTGTAGGTATGTTTGTGTATTGTGTACCATTTTTTAATAACACACTTGTAATACCCAATACATTTTTTTCAGGTAAGAATAATTCAAAGAATGGTTTAACATCGTTGGCACTTATAACTCTTTTAAAAACTTTAGTAATACCATTAACAACAATTTCTCGTTTGGTAATGGTATAGTTAACTAAGATATTATTCGAGTTGAAGTTAGGAATTTTTAATCTGTTTGGAAATCCCTGAGCATTGTATGGTGAAGCAAAATCAATATCGTAAACATTTTCAAAAACCACACCTGCTCCAACAACTTGAGAACCTCTTAATAAGGTACCAAGATATCTTTCATCTTCTTTATCCCCAAATGCTGGAACTGTAACCGAGAAATCAACTAAGGCAACTGATGGTCTTTGACCTGGTAATTTTAAACCATAAGTTCTGGCAATATTATAAATAGATGACCTTTGTTGAGCATATTGTAATACGGTCTCTTGGATACTTCTATCAATATTATAATGTAAGTTGTCCGCAATTGCTGCGTTTAAATCGATAAATACTGAGAATACCGATGCATCATTAAAATCCTGTATTAAGTCAGGATAATATGTTTTTGTATAATTTAAGAGTTCAGTTCTAATTGACTGATAATCTCTGGTAGCGTACGATATTCTATTATTTGCCATTTATATTAAATATTGATAATTACAAAATCACTCTGTCCATATGTTGACCCGTTGGTTGAGTAATCTAATCTTATTTTTGCAGTATATTCAGAAGTACCTTTACCAGGAAATCTGTAAATTGATGACTCGCTAGTCCCTAACAAATTTTGTCCTGTCGCAATATCAACCTCCTCTTGTGCATCTGCTGGAGTTATACTTAAACTATTAACCAACAAGTTTGGCATGAATGTTTCAATTGCGTCTCTGATGTCAGATTCAATAGCATTAAACGTTAATCCATCAAATGGTTCAAAAAGGAATTCATACAGTCTTGTACCAAACTGAGGTAAATAATACCTTGAGCCCTTTCTAGTTAACAATAAATGTATTAAGTCAGCTTTAATTTCCTGAGACTCTAATTCGGTAAGTTCTAAATAGTCACCTCGTCTTGAATCCCTAAAGGGAAAATTTATACCATAAGTAATTCCATCTGCCATAACAATAAATATAATGCTATCTAATTTTCTTTAAATAGATTAAAAATGAAAAATCCCGATTGTGTCGGGATTTTCAAATTAGGAACTACATCCAAAACATTCAAAAGGACTATCTTCAGGTTTTTGAGTTAAGTCGTAATCAACTTTAGGTGTTTCAACTTTAACTTTAGGTTGTGATATTTTTGAAACATCTACCGCTAAGTGTTTAGCCCCTGTTGAAATAGCTTTAGTTCTAACGTAATAACATAACGTCTTCAAACCTTTTTCCCATGAATGGAAGTGTGATGAGGTAATCTTAGACAATGTAGGGTTAGCCATATAGATATTCATTGATTGTGATTGGTCGATGAATGGTGCTCTGTCCGCCGCCATGTTAATCAATTCTCTTTGTGAAATCTCCCAAATTGTTTTGTACTTACTAATCAAGTGTTCAATACGTTTAACTTTCTTGGTATAGTTTTTATCCTCAGTATCGAGGTGATTATTGAAGTTAATGTTTTGAACTGAACCTTCATTTAAAATGATTTCATTTTTCAAATCCTCACTCCAAATACCAATCTTTTCAAAGTCATTAATCAAATACTTGTTCACAATCATAATCTCACCACCAACAACTCGTCTGTTAAATAACGCTGAGTGAGCTGGTTCTGTCATTTCAAATGAACCTGTAATCTTAGCTGAAGATGCTACAGGCATCTGAGCCGTGAATAATGAGTTACAAACACCGTAAGTTTTAACTTCTTCTTTTAAAGAATCCCAATTCCAAAGACCACTTAATCCTTCATAATCTAACCCCCACATATCAAATTGAAATACCCCTTTTGACATTGGTGAACCTTTAAAGTGAGCGTATGGTTTGTGTATCATTGTTTTACATAATTCCATACTTTCAGTGATTGCTGCAAAGTAGATAGTTTCAAAAATAGTTTTATTTAATTTCTTAGCCTCTTCAGATGTGAAAATGTAATCCATCAAATAAAATACGTCAGCCAAACCTTGAGTACCAATCGCAATTGCTCTTTGGTCTAATCCACCCTTTCTACCTTTTTCAGTTGAATAACTGTTAATATCAATAACTTTGTTAAGAGCTCTAACAACTTTTCTTACTTCACTATAAAGTAAGTTAAAATCAAACTCACCTTTCTCAATAAAGTTTTTCAATACCATCGAAGATAATGTACAGATTGCCGTAGTTTCTTCATCGGTGTATTGGTAAATCTCATTACAAAGGTTTGATTGTTTAATCACCCCAATGTTTTGGTGGTTTGTTTTCTTGTTAGCATTGTCTTTAGAACATAAGTAAGGAACACCTGTTTCAACTTGTGATTCAACAATCTTAGTCCAAACATCTTGTGCTTTAACTTTTTTACCAAGACCTAACTCAACTGCTTTGTTGTAGTTTGATTCGTATTCATCACCATAACATTCTTGAAGTGGTTTAATACCCGCTTTAAGAATATCGTTAGGACAGAACAAATACCAGTCAGAACTTTCCTTTACCGCTCTCATGAAGTTGTCAGGAATCCAAAGAGCCGTGAATAAATCTCTTGCTCTTAATTCTTCTGCACCTGTGTTCTTTTTGATATCTAACAAGTCCATAACATCTTTGTGCCATGGTTCGATGTAGATAGCAGCACTACCAGGTCGTCTTCCTTGTTGGTTAAAGAATCTTAATGACTCGTTAACTATTTTCAAATACTTCAACAATCCACCCGCAAATCCACCTGATGAATTGATACGACTTTCTTTACTTCTGATGTTAGACATTGATAAACCAATACCTGCAGCGTCTGAAGAATAAGTTGAAATATCATTCAATGTTTGTAATAAACCATTACGTGAATCAGAATTATTATAATGTAATACACAAGACGCTAATTGAGGGACTTTGGTTCCTGAATTAATAATGATTGGTGTTGCTGGTGAAATAAGTTGATTTGACAATGAATTGTAATATTCAACCGCTTCTTCAAATGAGTTTGTTACCCATAGAGCAACTCTCATATACATGTGTTGTGGTCTTTCAACTACTTTACCTTGGGGTGTCTTTAACAAGTACATTTCTTGTAAAGAACGCCAAGCGAAGTAATCAAAGTTATAATCATTCTCGTGATTAATAACCTCATCAATTTTGTCATGACCATAAGAGTCCATGATTTCAATTAATTTGTCATTGATTACACCAGTCGAATACAACTCCATAATAGTTTCACAAAAACTATCATTGGTTTCTTTGTGATACGCAGAAATCGCAACTGATGAAGCCAATCTTGAATAGTCATGGTGACTACCAGTATAAGCCGCAGCAATTTCGTAAACTAACTTATCTAACTCTTTAGTTGTAATAAGCCCTTCAGTTGGAACTGATGTAATAACTTTGATGAAGATTTCATCAGAGTTTACGTTCAATCCTTTCGCCGCACGTTTAACTCGATTATAGATTTTTTGAGGATTGAATGATACGTCCTCACCGTTTCTTTTTTTAATTTTTAATGACATCATATTATTTTAATATTAGAAATCTTCCTCGAAGGAGATTGTCTCATTTAATTTTGCTTTTTGATATTCTACCGTTCTTGACTCAAAGAAATTTCCTTTTGTCTCAACAGCAATTTGTTCCATGAATTTAAATGGTTGTTCAACATTGAATTCTTTTTTACATCCCAACTTAACCAATAAACCATCAACAACAAACTCAAGATATTGTTTCATTAAGTTTGAGTTCATACCGATTAACGATACTGGTAAGGATTCAGTAATGAATTCTTTTTCAATCTCTAATGCGGATAATAAAATCTCACGGATTCTTTTCTCACTTGGTTTGTTTTCAATGTGGTTGTTTAACAAGTGGATTGCGAAGTCACAATGTAAGTTTTCATCTTTAAAGATTAAAGAATTAGCGTTACATAAACCTTGCATGATACCTCTTGATTTCAACCAGAAGATTGAACAGAATGAACCTGAGAAGAAGATACCTTCAACCGCAGCAAATGCCACCAATCTTTCTTGGAAAGATGATTTTTCAATCCAATCCAAAGCCCATTTAGCCTTCTTTTGAACTGCAGGTAGGTTGTCCAATGCGGTGAAACATAAATTCTTTTCTTCCTCATTTGAGATATAAGTGTCAATAAGAAGTGAGTACATCAAGCTATGGATGTTCTCCATCATAAGTTGGAACCCATAGAAGAATTTTGCTTCAGGGTATTGTACCTCACGATAAAAGTTTTCAGCCAAGTTTTCATTAACGATACCATCAGAAGCCGCGAAGAACGATAAAATGTTTTTAACAAAATATTGTTCGTTCTCAGATAGATTATTCCAATCTCTGATGTCATTAGTTAAATCTACTTCTTCAGCCGTCCACAATGCCGCTTGGTGCATTTTGTAGTACTCCCAAATGTCATTGTGTTGGATTGGGAAGATAACAAACCTATTAGGGTTCTCTATTAATATTTTTTCCATAATTGTTTTTTGTGTGTTTTAAGATTGTTTTTGTTCTTCTCTTTGTTTTCTCTTTTCCAACAGTTCTTTAACTCTATCTCTTTTTCTTTCCTCTTGTTGTTCTTCAAAACCTAAGAATGTTACAGATGACTCTGTATCGATTTCAAGTAGTTCGTTGTTGAACTTACAGTTCTCGAACACTACCCCATCTTTACCAATACGTGATTTGGTAATCGCAATAGTTGCTAAGTTCATTTCTTTTTGTTGTAAAGTTTTAGCCACGGAAATGATAACGTGTCCAACTTGTGCTTTCTTAATAGAACCACCCATCTGGTCGGTGGTAACAACCTCAGAAGATATAGAGCTTCTGTTACCCTGTGTTGCTGTCCATCCTACTAATGATAGTTCGTGACACATTGCCTCAAAACCTCTCATTACGGAACCTTCAGCTTTCCATTCATCTTTACTTGAACTTTCAGGAACGACACAATCAATGTAGTCCAAAAGAACCAAATCAATCTTAGTACCATCAGCAATCATCTTTCTGATTTGGTTTTTGATTTGATTCATAGTCATTGAATCTGAAGGGAGTTTTTTCAAGATTAACTCGTTCTTCATCGTTTCTTTGATGTCCGTGATTTTAGCCATTACTTCCTCTTTGTGTTTTACCAAGTTGTCTGGTTCGATACCCGTCCAAAGTGTGAAGTGTTTACGTTGTACAATCTTTGGGTTGTCCTCAAAAAAGATTTGAAGAACATTGTATCCAAGATTAAACGCATTGTTCGCAATCTTTGTTAGGATGGTTGTCTTACCAACACCTGTGGGTGCTAAGATAACACCAATTTCTCCTTTTGCCAAACCACCTTTAAGTAATCTGTCAATACCTGGTATTCCAATCGCAATTGGGTGACGGAAATCTTCATCAAGTACGGTGTCAAGGTTAGAGAAGATATCAGTTGTTCCTGTATCTCTTTCCCCAACCTGAAGAGCTTCACGTACCAAACCTTCAACTTTGTCATAAGATTCAAAGTCACCTTCGGTAATGATTTTTTGGGCTTTGTCCATCGCCTTCTGTAATTCTTGTTGTTTACAGAACTTCAACGCTTTTTCTTGAACGAACATTGTTCCTTCAAATGGAGCGTCTTTTACTTGTTTGATAGTGTCAAGGACAATTTTTGCAACTAATTCTTGTGAAATTTCTGATTTTACAATCTGCTCAAGAGTATCGAAGTTAGGGGTAGATTGGTATTTTGCGTGGTACTCCTTGGTCATTTGCAAGATAATCTTGAAGTATTTGTTATCAAAATAAGAACTCTCAATTACATCCATAATTGATGTTGAAAATTCTTTGTCCACGATAAGTTGGTTTAAAAGTTGTATTTGGAATGTATTCCCTAAGTAGTCAAAATTCTTGTTCATATTGTATTTTTTCTTTCGTCTGTTTTATTAAATATACCTTACTTTAAGTCAAAGCCCAAATAATCAAAAGATAATTTTTGACCTGAAAAAATGTCAGTTAATTCACGTAAAACGTCTTTAAGAAATGGTCGTACATCAACCGTATAACGAACTTTTGGTGGGAACAATTTTCCGTCAAAATATCTATGACAAATTGTCTGTTCTCCAATTCTAACATAAATGT